TCTTCGGAGAACATCATCACCGGCAATCCTCGCGGCATTGGCTGTATCCTTCTCCCGCCGGACCTGTGTTTCAATCTGTCTCATGAGCTGTGCCGCCTCATAGGTGGTATAGTGCTTTCCGCCTATCATGCAGCCCTTCTCATTGTCATCCGCCCACTTTTTGAGCTGTGCGTCTGTATACTGCCGCTTTGAATACTTCGTAGAGAAGGCCATAGCGATATGCATACAGTTCCACTCACCGATAGGCCGGCGGATTGCTTCGTACTGGTTCCCGTCTACGTCTTCAAAGGGCTGCTGATTCTGCAGCTTCTCAAACTCTGCAATCAGGAACACTCTGCCCTGTATCGGTTCATGATCCGGTGCGGATCTCACATGTGCAGAAAGCTCATAAGCATCATAGCCCAGTTCTTCCCCCATCAGGATTGACCCCTGCTGTGCAATCTGGTTCGCACCGTCAATGATATTCTGCCGGACAGCTGTATCCAGCCGCCTGTGATAACCGGAAGGGTACTGCATCTGCAGACCGTTGTGTCCCAGGTCACGTATGCTCTGCCGTGTAGCTGACCTGTAATCCGTCAACCCGCTGCTTACCGCAAGGACCGCGTTATCGACGGTATGCCGGTACACCTGTGACGCTATCGTGGTATTCGACAGGTTTATCATGGTTCCGGCTGTCTGTCTGCTGACTGACTCCGTGAAATGCTGGATCCGGGCTTTCGCGCTGTCCGTCAAAGGCGTTTCCTGTAATGCCCGGACAAAACGAGGATCCCTGTAATGGCTCTGCATGGCATCGTTGTACAGGTCATACAGATCCGGGATACTCATTCTCAGTGCTGCCGCAATCTTCTGATTGATCGCCGCGATATCCTCATTCATACTTGCCATAACAGAAATTATGTTCATGGTGGAAGGTATGAGCTTCCCCACTCTCATAACCTGATCTGCTACTTTGGCAATAAAAAAAGCGTTTACCTCATCGAAACGCTGCATGATTATATCGACTTTCTTTTCAAGTTCTGCCTGTGTCACTCTTCATCACCGCCTGCGGGTGTGGGAAGCGGACCGCCGCCATTTCCTCCGTTCTCTGTCTGGTCTGTCTGCTGCGGCATCATGGCCTGCATGTCTGCGGCCTTTTCGTCGCTTATGCTTTCAATAGCGGCTTTGGCCTGTGCCTTCGTCTCCCCAAAATACCATTCACGGAATTCTGCTTTGCTGATAATGCCGGCATTCAGCATCATAAGCCGTTCCTGCATTTCCACGTCCGTATCGGTCAGAATCGAATCGTCCCACTCAAAAGACACATCATAGTCACCCTCCGGAGCCAGATGGTAAACAGTGGCGTATTTGTTCATAACCCGGACAACATCCTTCAGACACCGTTCCAGGGCGGCCTGATTGTCTGCTATCGTGGCATAAGATCTCTGTTTGATGATCTTCATTTCCGTTGCTGTCCGTGCCTCCACATTGGCATCTGACAGCGTTCCACGGGACAGCCCGGACAGATCCTCGATACGGATCATAAGCTGATTTAGGCCATTCAGGATACTCGCATCGCGGATATTCGGAGAAAACACGTCGTACAGATCGCGGTCACCTTTATCGATGTCAACTGCACGGAAAAGACGCTGATTCAGCTTCGGCATTTCCACGCCGCCGCCCTCTGCCCGTTTCGGTCTCAGGGCTGTCGGATCAACGTCAATCGCAAGCTCGGACCCTTCATACTCCCAGAGAAGGCGGGAATACTGCATGTCCGCTTCCTTTATCACGTCAATGGCTTTGGCAAATACGGAAGCCCCCAGGGGGCTGTCAATGTCTACGTTATTTGCCGCTGCCACCTTATACCAGCCAAAAAGCGGACCCTCAGAGTCTTTCACAATCGCCTTTTCCTGCAGGCTGCTCCATCTCTCCACGTCTGACAGACTGATTTCCATTCCCAGACTGTCCTCGATCGTTGACTTGAAGGCCCTCTGTGTGATTTCTACGTCTTTTCCTTTGACCGTGTGACGTTCCAGGCGGGTATAGATCGTTTTCCCGTCACGGAAGATATCCGGAATGATAACGTCCGACAGGTTCCCGTCATCATCAAAGGCCAGAGGATAAATTCCCCAGTCCATAGCCCAGTCAAAATAAAGATGTCCGTCATCTACATTCGGGTAAGGTTTGATAACCATGCCGCCGGCCGCGCATCCCTGTTCCAGCTTCAGCCGCAGGACGGATATCAGCTTTTCAAATTCTACCTTCAGGTATTCCGCACGCGGATTCATCACGTCATCGCCGTCATCGTTCTGCGTGTTCCCGTTGGCATCCTTGCCGGTGATATTCCATTTCATTTCAAGCACAATCTGACGTGCAATCTCGGAACTGATAAAAGCCGGAAGGTTCAAAGATTTCACATTCGCTTCGCCGCCTAACCAGTACGCCTGATTCAGATACAGCTTGTACCACAGGTCAAGGGCGTTTGTCATATCTGTTGACAGGGGAGTTTCGATATTCTCCACCTGTTCTATATTTCTATATGGGATCAATCGTCTTAACACCTCCCGTATTTTTGCCAAAAGGCCCGTGAAGATATTCAATCGTCCTCACCTCATTTTCTGCATGAAAAAAGCAGGGCATTTCTGCTCTGCTTTTGGTGTGATTATTATTGCCTCAAATACTGACCAACATTGTCTTTGAATTTTCCTTTCCGGATCTTCCGCAGATCCAGGATCCAACCGATGAATGCAAAATTCAAAGTGAATGTTGCAAGCAATCCTCTCATCGTTCGCCCGACGTAGTAGTAATGGCCGCCGAACATTCCGGTAAAGAGGCAAATCAGATAAGCTGTCTTTTTGCTCTTATCTGACGTGATCGTTACATAGTTCGCCACTATAAACGCCTCCCTCATATTGTGATAAAAAGATTCTACCACAACGACGGGAAAAGTAAAACTCTTTTTACTGTGTAGCCTTTCTCATAATCTCCAAAAAGAATGAGCTTTCACCGCCGGTCCGCAGACTTCGGAGGGCATCGTGGGTGAAGGTGGAATCGAACCACCGGTGTTTCTCTGTCACGGATTTACAGTCCGCTGCCTTCGCCTCTCGGCACACTCACCCAAATAATAGCGGCCCCTACGCCTACCGCTATCCCGCAGCTGCTCCATGACAACTGCAATCCTCTCAGCCCTTGCCAGGGCTGTTTTTTCATTACTGGCCTTTGCGCTTATATACGCGTTCCATAGCATATCTGGTCATATCAATGCTATGGTTATTTGCATCCGGATAGCTGCTGATTATCTCATCATCGTCTGTCCGTTCATACTCATACTCTGTAAACTCCTGCGCCGTATACGGGCATCGGTACGGATCAATGACAATCTTTACTAAAGACTGCAGCCATTTCATACCATACCGCACACTGTCCGGACCTTTGATTGCCGGCCGGCACAGAGAGCCATAATCACGATAGTCTCCGACAGATTTCTTTTCCGCAGAATCCGCAGTGATAAGATCCTGACTCGTTACGCCGTGCTGCATAACAAGCCGGTTCCAGGTCTCTGCATTCGATGTCTTCCAGCACCGCATTTCATCGTAGATGTATAAGGTCCTACGGGCTGCATCATAGTTCATTTTGCCCCAGTGGTACGGATCCGGGAACCAGCCCCAGTCAATACCCATGTAAATATTGGCAAAACTCGCAATCTCCGCGTCAGTAATTGCCCTGATTTCCAGGTTGTCAAAGACTTCACCGCCGGTTCCGACGGCATCCCCCAGGTACTCATGCTGATAGGCACGATAATTCGTTTTCTTCAGATCTTCTGCATCATCAAAGAACTGCTGTCCTAACCAGTCACGCGGTACATCCAGATAACAGGATTTGTGCCTGTACGCGCCTCTGTGCGGCTTCAGGACGTATTTATTCGCCCAGTTTGATTTACTGATCGGCGGGTTGAAGGACTTGAATACAACGTATTTCGGGCCGCCTCGGAGGACTGACTGCTGTACAGATCGGATCTCTTCTTCGCCTGAAAACTCGTCAAGTTCTTCAAACCACAGATATTTCAGATATCCGCGTGATACTTTGATGGACTTCAGCTTTTTGGCTTTATCCAGGCCTCGGAATAATATAACCTGCCCCGTCGGTTTATACGTGGCCTTGTATGGATTGGTTGTGGTCTTCCACAGTTCCTCCACACCTAACGCATTGATCGCCCACAAAACCTGTTCAAATACAGATGTCCCGATAGTGCTTGCCACTTTACGGAAGACAGCTGCATTCGCTGCCGGATCCTCCATGATACCCATTACCAGGTCCAGACTGATAAAGGATGATTTTGTGGATCCTCGACCGCCGTACAGATCGTAATATGTATGGTTCCCCTCTCTTACGTCCCAGTACACGGGATAGAACGCCGGGGCTATCAGGTCTGTGAGACGAACCCCGGAAAGGTTACTCTTCGCCGGCATCCTGTGTAGCTTCATCCTCCGGCTTCTGCAATGCATTGAACACCGCCGTGTCCGTGTTCACCGTGACAGTCCCCTTCGGAATATCATTGATGATATTGACCGCTGCACCTTTCTTATCGTCTTCCTTCTCTTCCTGCCACCCCTGGAAGTTATGCTGCAGAGAGAACTGTGCGCCTCTGGACCCGTCGCGGGAAAAGAGCTGTTCTTCGTTGTACATCTCTATCCGGGACTTTGCTTCCAGTATTACATCCATGAACTCTTTCTTTGCCTGATAGAGCATTAAGGCGCGGCGCGTTTTGAATCCCAGGGCAAGCGCCAGCCCCGTGACCGTGGGCGGCTTCCTGTCCAGATATACCGGATTGCCCCACCTGTCAATGATCGGATCTCCGTTATGATCTTCAAGGAGTGTACCTTTACACTCCTCAAAGTATGCATCTATTTTTTCCTGTATTTCTTCGGGTGTCTTATACTTCGGCTTTTTGCCGTACTGATTCCCCTTTGCGAACGCCATACGGCATACCTCACTTTCTCAGGGCATAAAGAAACCCTCCGCCGTATGTGGTAGAGGGTTTTACTTCTTTCCTGTTCGCTTGTTTCCTGATCTCTTCACCGTTCCGGGTTTTTTACCCTTTCCGGACTTCTTTTCCTCTTCTTTTGCCTTCGGAGCATACGGGCCGGCCGCTGCATCCGGTTCATGTAATAAATATCCGCCGTCTTTTGTTTTAGGCATATCAGTTCCTCCCGATCATTTCATACCTGTATCCATACAATCGAGCATTTGACCTTAACCATTTACTGTTCATCATGTTCAGCTCTTTATTGAGGTTTGAGCACTGGTCAGCATACTCATTGTATGATATGGCTCCTGAATTGTAATTGTTTTCGATCTTCTGATATTTCGCATCGCATACAGCTTTGTTGGCCTGATAAGCGTTAAAGAAATCCTGTGGAAAATTTCCTTTTCCAGAGAAGGATCCTCCAAGGTCTATCATTCGATACGTCCTGTTTGCAGATGTGGCGCGGATCTCTTTCAATCCGCTTCGCACCAGCAAGTCAAGATCTTGCCAACTGAAGGTTGATCCACTCGGATGATTGTGCGTGAGCGTGCCGTCCTTCATTTGATTGAACTGATCCGGTGAGAATTGTACCGAATCAACACTGCCCTGTGACTCGGTGAAAATGGTATTCCCGTCTTTGTCCAGAAGGATAGCCGTTTCAACCTTATCACGCTTTATCCCGTTTTCCGCTGCATTTAAGGCGTTTCTGTATGCGATGCTTTCACCAACACTGGTAAACGAACCGCCTCTACCGCCCATTTTACGCCTTTCTGTATCAGATCTTGTGTTCGCTTATGATCTCACTCTCACCAAGATCCGTCATGTAATACTCGTACATTCTAAGCACACGTCCGTCATCTTTCATAATAACGATACCTGCATCCGGCCCTCCGACGCGTTCTTCATCATCGTCACGGCTAAATGCCCACGCGTTTGAATGCTCAATACACTTGTTATAATTTGGATTTAATTTTTTGGCTTTTTCGATAGCTTCTTTAGTCCCCATGTTTGCCTCCTAACTGGTTACCTTACCTGCGCTTTCTCACCATATCCCTTACGTTATCGGCAATATCAAGATTATCGCTTCTAACGATTTGGACGTTACCCTTTACAACATGGTCAAACACCGTTCGGTTTTTATACGAAACGCCGGTTTGAGCGTCGTAATAATAAAGTTTTCCCCGATGGTATTCAACGTTGAATACATGTCCTGAATTGCCTCCGGGATACTGCACTTTGACAATAGCCCTGGAACCTTCACCCCAAGATCCCATTTTTGAAAGAATGTTTTTATTGACCGCCGCTGTGTTACGAGCGCCAACATCTTCCAGCTTTCCGCCTTTAAATGCGGACATCCAATGGTTTCCACGCGGGTATGTATCATTCTCCCACGTCGCTTCTGCCTCTACCTTATAACCTCTTCGATTCAGCTCAAAAGCAACAACGCAACGCTGGCAATTCTCGCTGTAATCTCCATACTCAGCATCTCTGAAAGGATTGATGCTTTTAACTGCTTGTGTGGCGGATATAGGTTTGCCTTTCGCACCTATGACCCCTCTGATATTCGGGGCCGGCGGCCGCATTTGTGGCGTATTCGGCTGATTCCATTTTGTATCACCGCCGCCACCTCCACGAGGGCCGTCGCTTTGTTTTAATCCGCTTCCACTTCCTCTACCTCCCATGATAGCACCTCCTGTGTAAACAGTCAACTTTTTTCAACCGTTTTGTTATCTTCCTCTTCTACGGTATACTCTTTTATCCTGTCAGGAATAGTTACACCGCATTTTCTCATCACCGTTTCGACCGCCTTGCTGATATCAGTCTTGCTTTTCTCCGTCATGCCGTCCTACGCCCCTTCCTGTACTGCAGAGCGATATAACCCCGGATAATGGTAGTTCGCAAGTCATCCGCTGCTTCCTGCCGGTATTCACGCGGTATCTGTCGCGTGCTGTTCTTCAGATCTGCCAGGACACGGTTAATGTCCTGCAGTTGATCCGCAGGATTGGTTACCCGGTCTGCATCAAAGTAATATGGATACATGGACGCAAGTTCCTGATATGCTGTGTCAATGCTCATACCATTACGCCGGATCTTTATGAAATTCTCACTTGATCGGATATAGGCATTGAAATCCGGAATGTTGCTGCGGTCCTGATCGCTGATTGTGTATTCACCGCTCAAGAGCTGCCGGATATCTCTGTAATCCTGCAATGCCTGTTCGTCCCTCTCAACCATTCTTTCAGAAAGCTCATCTGCTAAATCTCTGGCCTTTGACATTGCCTCTTTTGTGACTTTGATCTTTCCGGCTTCTTCATCAACCCGAATACCACCGTTTTTATCGATATCACGGAAAAAGCTGACAATCTTCGATTTGCTGTCAGTAATATCCGACAACTCGTACTGTCCGACTATTTCTCTGGCCGTCGTAAAACTCGCACCTCTGCCGCCCATCAATCATTCCTCCATTTCTGCTGAAACGCTTTTACAGGAACAATATTTCCCTGACATTCATCCGGCACATTGCCATACATGATGATTGTCTGCGGCTGTAATCGTGCCAACATTTCACGGTATCCATCCAGAAAAAGCTGTCTCGTTTCCTGGCTGCCCTGCGTCCCGACGGAGCTGACCGCTACTGTGTAGCCTTCCGGCTCTCCCGCAAAACACCATTCGTAGCTGTCCCGATCCGCCCAGCTGATGGTAGGTATCACCCGGATCCCGTTCATCTGCCAGTACGCACCTAACCAGTGTTTCCGATAGTGGTTATACAGCTGTATCGTCTTCGGAAAATCCGTATACGTGGAAAAGTCAGGCGTGCATACCGCCTGAAACTTTCTCAGCATATCCAGGTATGTGTCCGGCTGCTTCCAGACACGAACAAACTGATAATCATCAATGAAAAAGTGGATGCCGTGCAATTCCGGTTCTTCACAGCCCTTCGCATAGTTGAAACTGATCCAGTTATCAACCTGCGGACTGTCTGGTTCAATGACCGGAATATCATACTTACCCACTCCGTCGAATATCGCTTTATTCAGGTTTTCATAGTCCCGCTGCTGTCTGTATGACATATTCTCACCTCCACCATTGAAAAGACCCCTGACGTGTGCTTACCACGCGCCAGAGGCCCTGTTGGAAATTCTATGTGCATGTTACGGAGAACACTCTGCCGGCCGGGAGCGGAGGCAACTCCCACTCCGTATCATACGAATTCCATTATACAGCTTATCACAGACTGACCGAACAAAACGAACAACCTTCAGCCTGCCACTTTTTCAAGGTATCTCTTACAGGCCATTCTCACGCTGTCCGCTGTATTGTCACCACCGATGTGCAATGCTACCTGATGCCAGGGAAGGCAATTTGCAAAACGGTATTCAAATATCTGCCGTGTCAATGAATCCGGTATCTCTGCTATGTACCGTTCTAACCGGTTCCGCTCATGAAGGCATTCAATCTGTTTGGCGTGAATGATCGCTTTTAGATCCACAATCTCAGCAGCCAGCTGTTCAACCCTGCTCTTCGCCGGTCCTTTGCCATGAGGCATATCATCGATCACAACCGCGCTGACACCTCTCTGCGATTCCAGTTCTTCCAGTTTCTTCTGACAGTCCTCTATTTCCCGATTAAGGTAATAGAGCTGTGATAGTTCTTTGATGGTCAATTCTGCTTACCTCCCCTTTGTATGAAGCCCGGACACCATTGCACACCGTCACCCGTCCTGCACATTACGGATGCTGTGATGTCCGCGCCGTGTTTTGTCATCTGTGCCAGGGCTGCCCCTATCCAACTACAGTTCCGGCACCGCCTTTTCCGTCCGCACCGCGAACACTCACAGATCCTCACACACATGTTTACGCTATCCTCCAAAAGCATTTCTTCAGCTTATCGACGCTGATAATTTCCTGCTTCAGCTTTGTTCCAGTTTCCGTCTTTTCCATCCGACTCAGTGCGACAAACTTATCATCCTTCACGGGATCCACCAAAAGACCCCACACCGTACCGACTTTGAACCGGAAGGATCCTTCAACGGCCTTTGTCTCAGAATGGCATTTGAACGTCATCATTTCCCGTCATCCTCCTGATCTGCCAGTTTCCGCAGCAGCTTTTCAAACTCATTCGCGCACTGTGTCAGCTTCAGGCCGCACAGCTCACAGACCAACGCCCGGTCCTCCGCAGTGTGTAGCGCCAGCCGCGCCGCCTCGCGCATGTCTGTTATCAGTCTGTAGTATTTCTTCCTGTCCATGGTCACCCCTCCACCCTCGGATGATAGGACCGGTTCTCGTGGTACTTCTCTACCTTCCGGATCCTGCCTAAAAGCTGTGTGAGCTGGTCAATGGCTTTCTTGTTGCTCTGCACACTCAGGAAATCAATGATAGGTTCCAGCTCTTCCACAATGTCCTTATTCTCCCGCCGTGCTATCCGGCTTGCCCTCATCTTCGTTGCTATCTTGCTTCGTTCCTCTGCATGTGGTTCAAACTCGATAGCGTGAAGAAAATCCTGTGTCCGCTTTTCCTCAGTCTTCACGGCTTCCAGGGCAAGCATATAACGCGGCTCCACTTCTCTGATAAGATCCAGGAAGGCCTTTATCTGCTCAGATGTTTTCATTCAGCTTTCCCTCTACTGCCTTTTTCAGCTGCCCTATACCGGTCATATTGCGGACCATAGCCCGTATGATTGCCTCTTTCCGCCTCTTCTGCGCTGTACAGGCCTTGCTGCAGTATTTCTT